TTCATTCAGAGAGGTCCAGCATGGGAGGCAGAGGAAGGATGTAACGATGACCTTGCTATGTGTCTGGTTATCTTTGCATGGATAGCAACTACGGACTATTTCCGTGAGTTACATGACGATGATGTACGGATGAAGATGTATAAGGAGCAGAAAGAAGGAATAGAAGCGGACATGGCTCCATTTGGATTTATTGATAACCATATTGACTATGAACAGACTATAGTAGATGATGAAGGTACTCAGTGGAATGTAGATGAGTATGGAGATAACTCACACATGTGGGAATACTTGTCGTGAGCATAGAAGATGACTTCTCTCTTGAGCATTTATTATTTAAGGAGAGGAAGTGTAGATTCTGTGGTAAGACTAAGAGTTTATTAGAAGATTTTTATCTAACAAGAAAGGATAGAGGTAATAATCCATCAGCATATGCGTATGAGTGTAAGTCTTGTACCATATGGAGAGTCAATAGAAAGAGAACTAGAAAGAGACCTTTACCACCATACCTAGCAGACTACCCCGACTGGTAATCACGGCTTGATTCCCCAGTGGAAAAACACGTTTCGATAAATAATTTCAGCATCCAATTTGGAATACACTAGGAGATTTAACAGATGGCATCGACACAACTTTCACCAGGAGTTGTCGTTCTAGAAAGAGATCTTACCAACGTAGTAAACGCAACAGTAGATAATATTGCTGCTATCGTTGGTTCTTTTGAAAAGGGACCTGTAGAGCAGGTAACTAATGTAACCAGTGAGAAAGAATTACTTTCTATATTCGGCAAACCTACGGACTATAACTACGAATACTGGTTTAGTGCGGCTCAATTCTTACTATACGGAGGTACTGTTAAGGTAGTCCGTGCAGTTAACGATTCACTTAAAAACGCAATAGATACTGCACAGTTTACTGTATCTACGTTTAGTGCATCAGACACAATATTAACAGTTGCTTCTGCAACAGACTTCGATGTTAATGATGTCCTTCAAATAGATGCTGAATTAGTAACTATCTCCAGTGTTTCTGGTAACGACGTTACGGTTGCTCGTGGACAGTTAGCAACATCTGCTGTATCTCACGCTGCTGCATCTTCAATCACATTGATTGAGCCTGCTGGCACATCAACAACCATCGCTGAAGGTGGAACATATAGTGACAGTGACGTAACTCTATCAGTTACATCTGCTGCTGCTCTTGGTGCAGGTACTAACTCATACATCAGAATTGATGATGAGATTCTTCAGGTATCTTCTATTGCTGGTAACGATCTAACCGTTGTACGTGCTCAGTTAGGAACAACTGCTGCTGCACACACTGATGGATCTACTATTACTCTCCAGAATGTTACAACTAACAAGACTGAGATTAATGAAACAACTGCCACTGGTGTTACTGCTCCTCTAATTAAAAACTTAGAGACATATGAAGCTAACGTAGAAACTGCTGCTAACAACTGGAAGTGGGGAGCAAAGACTGCTGGATCATATGGTAACTCATTACGTGTTGTAGTTACAGACGCTGGTCCTGATCAGGTTTTATATCTTGCACAACCAACATCTGCTGAGTGGGAATTTGTAAACAACGCAGAGATATCCTTCTCTAATGCTAACATCTATGGTCGTGTATATGACTACACTGTTATTGTTACATTCAAGGATGACGCTGAGTTAGTTGGATCTTTCGAGAAAGACAACTATATCACTGCTGTTAGTGGTGGTGTTACAGGTCGTGTTGTTGCATACGATAAAGTAAATCGTAAGTTGGAAATCACTATTGATGGTACATCATCTGATATACTTGAAGTTAATGATACAATTACTGAGTTAGCAAACAACTCTAACACACCTGGATCCGCTACTGGAGACAAGGGAGACATCGAATCAATCACACGTGAGTTACGTGTTGCATTGAATCAAGCATCACCTAACTTCCAAGCAAACCAGACAGTTACTGATGCAAACGCTACAAGTATAGCCATTGCTAACGTAGAGTCTGACTATGAGGGAAGACTATACGGAGAGAACACAAAGTGGATCAACGTTGCTGCTAGACCTACAACCTCTGCATGGGTATCAGAAAGAGGTGGACACAATGACCTAATGCACATTTTGGTTATTGATGGAGACGGAAAGATCACAGGAACTCCTAATGCAGTTCTTGAGAAGCACCTTAATGTTTCTAAAGCAAACGATGCTAAGTCACCTCAAGGTGATAACATCTATTACAAGGATGTAATTAAGCAGTACTCTTCTTACCTATATTGGGGTAGTCATGAGACTTCTAACATCTATGATAAGAACACTGTTGTAAGTGGTGTGCTTGGTGTTTCAGGTATCAACAGAGAGTTTGATATCATCAAGGCATCAAATCCTCTTAACAATCTAGATGATCCAACAGGATTGAATCCTCTAGCAGTGCCTCTACTTGGTACTAAGAACCGTGCAACGATTCGCTACTCACTACAAGGTGGTGTAGATGGATATACGATTCAAAGACCAGACATACTTGGTGCATACGATCTATTCAATGATGCAGAGACTGTAGACATTGATTACCTACTCATGGGTCCATCTATGAGTGGAATAGATGATACGATTGCTAAAGCACAGCATGTAATTTCTATTGCTGCTGCACGTAAGGATTGTATCGCATACATCTCTCCTTATCGTGGAGATATAATTGGTCAGACTAAGACATCAACAATAGTACAACGCACAGTTAACTATTATGACCAGTTAAGCAGTACATCATACGCTGTATTTGACAATAACTACAAATACATATATGATAAGTATAGCGATAAGTATCGTTACATTCCTTGTAACGCTGACGTTGCTGGATTAACATTATCCACAACTTTACAACAGGAGCCTTGGTATTCACCTGCTGGCTTTAACAGAGGACAACTTCGTAACGCAATTAAACTTGCTTACTCTCCTCTAAAAGATCACAGAGATTCCTTATATGCTTCACGCATCAACCCAATCGTAGCCTTCCCTGGACAGGGTATAGTCCTCTTCGGAGACAAGACTGCACTGAGTTATGTGTCTGCCTTTGACAGAATTAACGTTAGACGTTTATTCCTAGTCATGGAAGAAGCAATTTCAGAGGCTGCTAAGACCCAACTATTCGAGTTGAATGACGAGTTTACTCGCCAGCAATTTAAGAACATTGTTGAGCCTTACCTACGCAGTGTCCAATCACGACGTGGTATTGTTGACTTCCTCGTAGTTTGCGATGGAACTAACAACCCTGCTGAGTCGATTGACCGTGGTGAATTCTATGCAGAAATCTTTGTGAAACCCACAAGATCTATCAACTTCATCACATTGACCTTCACTGCTACTAGGACTGGAGCAAGCTTCAGTGAGCTAGTTACTTAATGAGTAAACCGTGGCACGGCATCGTGCTCAACCTCAAATAGGAGATAAAAATGTCACAATACGACAGTCAAACATATTCGGGTAATACCGAAGGGAAACAAATAAGTGCACCTATCTTAGACTTTAGGAATAGGATTCAAGACTTAGCCCGCCCTAACCTGTTTCAGGTTGAGATCGGATTCCCTGGTATACTAGATGACGGATCACCATCCGTCGGTGGTGCAACTGGTACCACTGAGAACGCTACTCAGAGTGAAGCTGGTAAATCAAAAGCAGGTGCAGGTGCATCTGCTGCTTCTCTTGCTACTTTCCTTGTGAAGGCAGCAAATATACCAGCTTCTACAGTGGGAGTAATCGAAGTGCCTTACAGAGGTAGGACACTTAAGATTGCTGGAGACAGAACCTTCGAGCCATGGACTATTACAGTCCTTAACGACAAAGGTTTCGCACTCCGTTCTAAGTTTGAAGAGTGGTCTACTAAGATCCAAGCTCTTCAGCAAAACCTACAGGAGCCTAAGACTATTGCTGAGTATCAAGCAAACGCAAAGGTACGTCAGTATGATAGACAAGGATCTGTGGTAAGATCATATAAGTTTGAAGGTATATGGCCTTCAACTATTTCAGCTATTGATCTAGCATGGGATAGCAACGATACTCCAGAAGAGTATACCGTTGAGTTCCAGGTTCAGTACTGGACATATGATACTGATGCTAACGCAGGTAATGCGGTTTCTAAAGACGCAAGTAGCTAACCACATAAATACATTATGAAAAGGAAGGACAATTAAATGTCACAACTGTTTGGATATTCGATTGAGCGTAAGAAGAAGGGTCAAAAAGCAATTGGCCCTTCTTTCGTTACGAAAGATACGGATGATGCAGCACAACCCATTGTGGCAGGTGGTTACTTTGGTCAATACGTTGACCTCGGTGACGCAGCTAACAAAGCAAGTGATGTAGATCTCATTGGTAGATACCGTGAGATGTCTCTGCATCCAGAAGTGGATCAAGCAATCGGAGATATAACCGCAGAAGCAATCGCAGGTGATCTAGATGATAAACCTGTAGAAGTAGAGCTCTCAAACCTTAACGTTTCTGAGCCTGTAAAAAGAAGAATTAGAGAAGAGTTTGATAATGTCTTATCATTACTAGACTTTGAT